CCGGTCAAGACACACGCTTGTCGCAAGATGGAAGCGTGGATGCGGTACAGTCCACAAACACCAATAGAAAAGATGAGGGAAACATCATGGAACTAACAACCGACGAGATCATTGCGCGTCTCATGAATCTGTCAGTCAAACTTGACGGAGAAATGCGCTTCGAGGAAGGGTCAACAGTCAGTCAGGCAATCGCTTTGATCATGACTCTTCGCAATGCAGCCGAACGCTTACGGCATCCAAGCAATTCGGACATTGTGTCAGCCATCAGAAGCCAAAACCAAGACGAACTTAAAGCCGTCATTGAATGGATCACGGAGAACCCATCATGAGCGAATTTGTCGGAACCATCAACATCCACAACGTCACCGCCGAAAACCTGACATGCGAATTGAAACACCTTTCAACATCAACTGTCGTTTCAATCAGAATTGGCCAAACTGACGTCAATCTATTTATGGACAACAACCAAGCAATCGCAGTCAAAAGGATTCTTGGCGCATGAGCATTGAAGATTACGAACCAGTCGCCTCGCGTCTTGCGCGCTTCTGGGAGAAACATCCTGAAGGACGAGTTATCACAAAACTGTTGACCTTCGAAGGTGACCGCGTCATTGTCCAGGCTGACATCTATGTCGACAGAGAAGATGACCGCCCCGTTGCAACCGACTTTGCAGAAGAGTTGCGCGGCTCAAACAATGTCAACAAAACATCGCACATAGAAAACGCATGTACCTCGGCCATTGGACGCGCATTGGCTGATTGTGACTTTGCATCAAGCACCGACTGGACAAAACGCCCCTCGAGGGAGGAAATGTCAAAAGTCGACAGAATGACGTCACGACCCACAGAAGGCGGAAACGTCACCGAACCGTCCAACCTTGCGTCAGACAAACAACTCAACATGATCCGCGCCGTATGCAAATCCATCGGACGCACAGTCCCAAGCGGAATACAGGGCTGGACAAAAAAAGAAGCTTCAGCATTCATTGACACAATTAAGAGCAACCCCCCTGCACCGGAACACGAACCAGAGGAGGCGTTCTAGTGACCAAATTAAACATTCGAGAAATGTCACAAATCATAAAGAACATTGCTCCAGACGCTCGGAACATGTTTCTAGATCTGATTGATATTGCTGACAACTTTGCAGACAAAAATAAAGAGTTAGAAGCAAAATGCAAACATCTTGAGTCCGAGATTGCACGTCTTGAAAGGCTTAACAATGGTTGACCTGCTCACCCTGATCATCATGTGCGTCAGTTTGTTCATGTGCGGATTCCTGTTGGGAAAAGAACAATGACCGTCTCGGAAAAAATATTCCAAGATCAAGTCATCAAACTGGCACGAATGCAACAATGGCTCGTCTTCCATGCCTCACCTTCATCGCCCCGTCCAGGCGTATGGCGGTCAGACGGCAACGGATTCCCCGACCTCGTCCTCGTCTCAACATCTGTCCCATCTCGAGGAGTCATCTTCTGCGAACTCAAAGCAGCCGAAGGCAAACTCTCAGCCGAACAAGAAAAGTACGCGCGATGCCTAATCAACGCAGGAATCGAATACCACCTTTGGCGTCCTCGAGACCTTGACGCAATCGCAGCTCGTTTAGGCAGACAAGGCAAAGTCCAATGAGAACACCAGTCAGAGTCATCCTTACCCCTATAGAGATGCGTATCGCCTGCATAGGAGGCGTTGAGCGCAACCTAGACGCCACAGAAAAGAACCAACGCCCCAACCAACCAGACCGCAAATACCACGAACAGAACTTCTTCCAGACTCACATCTTCGGAGCTATTGGAGAATTCGCCGTTGCAAAACTGTTAGGCGCGGAATGGCAATGGGAAAAAGAAACCAACGGATGCGACGTCCTGCAATATCAAGTCCGGTCAACCGAAAACCCAGACACAACCATCAAGGTACGCACCAGGGACAATCCTGATCACAACTTCATCTTCTGCAAAGTTCGAGAAAACCGCGTGCTCATCGAGGGCTGGATTACAGGCCGAGAAGTCATCGCCAACAACGACGAGATATTCCCCAATTGCTTCACCATTAAGGACTACCGCCTGTACCCACTCACAGACCTCCCAGAGTTCCCTCAGACGCTCCCTAAGGGATGCGAAATGTACAAGGCACCAGTCAAGAGGTACGGATGATTGTCGTCGCCTGGTACATCCTCCTGATAAGTATCGGTCTCGCAATCCTCCAGGGGATACGCAAGGACTAACATGCCAACACAATCTAGAGACGCAGGCCGACATCATCAGTTGCAGATGGTTCGCAGAACACGAGGGAACTCGGGTAGAGCAGTCTGCCTTCGGGCAACTGTGCAGCGTCCAAACGTCATAAATGAGAATGGTGACCGTCCACATGTCAAACATCCGGCAGCCAGAGATACTTACTCGAAATGCGGGGGGCGAGCAAACCACCGAACCAAACACAACGAAAGAGAGCAAGACCCCTCGGGGGGTCGCGCTAGCAGGGGGCAACCATGAGCAAGAGAACATCCAGTCCAGAGTTCAGACGCAGGCGCGCAGAACTACTACAAGACAACCCCCTCTGCCATTGGTGCAACAAGGCACCCGCCACCGAAGCCGATCATCTAATCCCCTACGACCTGGTAGGAGACGACACAGAGTTAGTCCCCGCCTGCAAACCATGTAACTCACGGCGCGGCGCACAATACGTCAACGGCAACCGAACAGCACAAGCACATTCAAGAGCAGAACACCTCGGACTTGACCCAACGCAAAAACCAAAAACAAAACCAAAATCATCAGAAGTTTTTTTGAAAAAAGAAAAAATCATGACCCCGTCCCCTTCCTTTCTCTTATCTGAAGGGATTCAAACCGAATCAGTTCGATGTCCTGCGTCTTCGGACTTGGTTCTCGGGGTTGGGATGGTTCATCCCCGTTTGGAGTCGCTCCATAATGGAAGTGGTTCTTATGGGCCTGCCGTTGCTGCCTGGTCGGAAAGAGTCTTGGGTCGGACATTGTTTGACTGGCAGATCATTGCATTGACTGGACAGTTGACTCACGATGAGAATGGTGACCTTGTCTTTCGTGAGGCCATGTCTTCCTGTGCGCGGCAAAATGGAAAAAGCGTTGCGCTTACTTCGTTATGTGGTTTCTTTTTGACCGACTGGTCAGCGATGCGCGGTAAACCGATGCACGTTCTTTCCGTTGCCAACAAACTTGATCGCGCTGTCGCAATCTTCAATGAACTTGCTCCGGTACTCGAGGCACAATTTGAAGGCCATGTCACCTGGTCGTATGGGCGCAACAAAGTTGAAATGCCAAACGGGTCAACGTGGGAAGTGCGCGCTGCAACGCCAAACCTTCACGGCGGTACTTACGATCTGATTGTTGTTGACGAAATTTGGAATGTCTCCGAAGAGGTCTATTTTGATGCGCTCCGCCCGTCGCAGATTGCAGTCAAGTCTCCGCTGCTTTCCTCCTGGTCAACTTCGGGCGACGAATCTTCTAAAACAATGCAACGTCTTCGCGAGGCAGCGATTGGCGCGATAGATCAGCAGAAGCAAACTCGTCTTTACTTTGCCGAATGGAGCCTTCCGTCTGTTGACCCGAACGACGAAATAAATTGGGGCTACGCCAACCCCGCCCTCGGGCAGACCATCACTCTCGAGGCGTTGCAAGCAGCTGCGGAAACTCCAGATCGTGCAGCGTTCCTCCGCGCTCACTTGAATCTGTGGGTATCTTCGGCGGACGCTTGGATTCAGCCTGGAGTCTGGGACAAGCTTTTCACCGAATCCGACTGTCCCGCAGGTGGCGTCCTTGCGGTGGACTCATCCACAGGCGGAGAAAAGTATGTGGGCATTCGTTGCGGACTTACCGAAGAGGGCAACATCATTGCAACTGTCCAGTTCTCCACAGAGTCCCTGAAGGAAATGTGGATAAAGATTAACGAGGCGATGGAGGCAGACCCGAAGTTGCGACTCGCAATTACACCGGCACTTGACCTTCATACGCCCGAGAAGTTAGAACGCCGACGTCAAATTTTCGGCTACGCCGAGGTACTTAAATTCACGGGTCTCACGCGCTCGCTCATCCTCGAAAAACGCATCTACCACCGAGGCGAAGAACTCCTTGCGACCCATGTGAACCGCGCCGTCCTTGCCCGCGCAAACGGTCAAGTTGTGATCAGTAGCCAACGCTCCCCTGGCCCAATTGAGGCAGCGCGACTTCTTGTTGTTGCAGCAGCTCTTGTTTCCCGCCCGTCAAATACTGGACGCGCAGCAATGGCGTTCGGAAGGTAGTTGCATTTGCAACAAGTTTGTGGGAGACTCCAGTCGTGGCGTT